CGTGCGCAGATNGCCCGGCAAGAACGCCGCGGCGACCTGGATAAATATCGTTATCGGTTTCGTTCTCTAAGCGGTCAGGAGTTCAAACGACATGACAACAACATGTCGCAGAACTATAATTTATTTACGTCTGCCGCATTTCGCAATCAAAATAGGGCCGAGCGTTATACAGACTTTGAACAGATGGAGTATACGCCCGAGCTCGCGTCTGCCCTAGATATCTACGCCGATGAGATGACCACCTCTAATGAGTTTGATAAACTCCTTTCAGTCAACTGCATGAATTTAGAAATTAAAACGATTCTTCATTCGTTGTTTTATGATGTTCTTAACATCGAGGCCAATGCTTTTGGCTGGTCTCGTTCGATGTGTAAGTATGGAGATTTGTTCCTTTATTTAGACGTGGATGAAAAGCTAGGAATTACCTCTCTCATCGGCCTTCCTAATAACGAGGTTGAAAGACTAGAAGGACAAGATCCTACTAACCCCAATTACATTCAATACCAGTGGAACGGCGCCGGCATAACGTTTGAAAATTGGCAGGTTGCACATTTCCGTATTCTAGGTAATGATCGCCATGCTCCTTATGGAACATCCGTTTTCGATCCTGCCCGTCGTATCTGGAGGCAATTAACGCTTTTAGAGGATGCGATGATTGCTTACCGTGTAGTGCGCGCCCCTGAGCGCCGCGTATTTAAAATTGATGTAGGGAACATTCCTCCTCAAGATGTCTCGCAGTATATGGAAAAAGTAAAGACTGAGATGAAGCGCAATACCTTGGTGGACTCTGCTACTGGCCGTGTGGATCTTCGTTACAACCCGCTGTCTTTGGAAGAAGACTACTTCATTCCTATGCGGGGTGGTGTTGGATCCGACATTACTTCATTACCTGGCGCCAAATCTCTCGACGACATTGAAGATGTTAAGTATATGAGAGACAAGTTGTTTGCCGCAATTAAGATTCCACAAGCTTACTTGACAAATTTGGAAGGAGATACCGAGGATAAGACGACCCTTTCCCAAAAAGATATTCGCTTTGCTCGAACTATCCAGAGACTTCAGCGCCCCTTTATTAGTGAACTCGAAAAGATCGCAGTCGTTCATCTTTATACTCTTGGCTTTCGTGGGGAAGACCTGCTTAGCTTTGATTTAACTTTAAATAATCCCTCACGTCTCGCAGAACTTCAGACGCTTGAATACCTTCGTACCAAGTTTGATACCGCAGCCGCAGTTCCAGAGGGTACGTATAGCAAGCACTGGATTGCTCAGCACATTCTTGGACTTTCTGATGACGAGTTCCTTCGCAATCAGCGTGAGTCATTTTATGATCGTAAGTGGCAGCAAGAACTTGAAGGGGTTGCCGAAGAAGGCGCCGCGGAAGAGGGCGGCTTAGGTGATCTAGGTGGTGGTGAAGGCGACCTTGGTGGCGATCTGGGCGACCTTGGTGGCGATATGGGAGGAGAAGATCTCGGCGGTGAACCTGAAGCCGGCGGGGGGGAAGAATCTCCTCTCCTGGCAGCACCTGGACGCCGCGATGACGGTCCCGATGGGCGTGTAGATCACGCCCCTGGCCCTCGACGTCGTTCTTTTAGAAGGGAAGCGCAGGGCATGGAGGTAAACACACCACGCCAGAATCGAGGTTCAGGTATGGGCAATCCTCGTGGCGATATGCCTGATGTAACTTTAGGAATGAGTTCGAAACGACGAAATGAATCTATTTATAACAAGAGCGAATTGCGCATGATTGAAAATACTGTGAAAGTTCGCAGGCTTGTGGAACAGTTAGAGACAAAAGAGACTGAAAAAGATGAAACATAACAAGAAGCGTAACACCGCATTTATTTATGAGACCCTAACAAGAGAGTTGACAAAGGCTATTGTAGAGAAAAATGCTGCAAGAAAAAATAAAACTATTTCAATTTTAAAAGAATTCTTTGTAAAAGGAGCACCACTTGCTGAAGAGCTCCAGCTTTATGGCGTGTTGTTATCCACTGCGAATATTCAGCAACGCCTTGCAGAAAGGCTTTTACACGAAACAAAGCGGGCCCACGAGTTACTCGAAGAAGAGACAATTTTTGACGCACAATCTCGTATTATAACCGCCATTAATAAAGGACTGGGCAAAGGGATGTGGGGAAGGTTCGTTCCCAACTTCAAGTCTTTAGCCTCCGTAAACGCTATTTTTAATCCCAAGACAAGCGTTAAGAAAAGAGTACTTTTTGAACAGGCTATTGTTGATAAGATGAGCGAAAAGCTCGACTTCCGACCTTCTGCTTCAATGGCATCTTTAGATACATTGACCTATAATTCGTTCATTAAAAAGTATAATGAAAAATATGGATCGCTCTTACAAGAACAAAAAGAACTGTTGAATCGGTTCATTACAAGTTTTGCAGATGATGGGTTTGAGTTGCGTCTCTATCTCAATGAAGAATTATCAAGGCTGAAGGGCTCACTTAGTGAAGCGATAGATGCCGATCTTGAACCCCTTATCTCGCAAAAAACTTCTCAAGTAATTGATTACCTAGAGGAATTCCGCAAGCGCGACTTTACAGAGGCCGACTTAAATAAGATGCTGAAAACGCAAGAACTGGCTAGGGAGTTGCGACCCCATGATTAAAATTAAAGTCGGAGGTCCGCAGGCTACTGTTGAGTTAAACGCTCGCAAGGCTTTAGATGGCTCGTTGCTTATTATGGATCATACCAAAATTGATATTGCGGTGGTTCCGGAGACCCTAAAAGTTGTTACCTTTCCTAAATCTATGGCCACCGAAGATGTTTATGATCATCAAACAAGGCTTTTTGAACTGTTGGCCGATAAGGGAATTATTGATCGAGCCTCGGTTCAGGGGGGCAACGTTTTTCGTTCGCTAGAGGGTGAAATTTTTAAAAATGATCAGGTGAATTCGTTGCAGGCAGCCGTTTATACCATTGCTGAATTTTTAAGCATCGAATCACACCACGAAAAAGTGGCCGATCAGTACGAAAAAGAGTTGGAAGACATGTACACCCATCCGTCCGATCGCGACTCCACAGAGTACGGGGAAGTTCCTCAGTATGCTCAGAAGGGTTCGATGCGTCCGGGTTACTATTACTACCCATTACGCAATCGCTATTAGAATGGAATTATTATATTTTATACTTGCCGCATATGGCATGACTTTTATTATTGTTCACGGATCTATTTTCAACAAAGTGCGGCCACCTCCCGATGCATGGGGCGGATTGGGTAAAGTATTCAACTGCTGCTTGTGCATGGGATTCTGGGTTGGTGTCTTTCTTTGGGGCGTAAGTCCTTATACAGAACTATTTAATTTTGATTGTACACTCGTAACTGCGTTTATTTGCGGGTGTATTGGCGCTGGTACATCCTACCTGATTAACATGATGGTGGATGACTACGGGATTAGACTAAGTCATTAGTCCCATAAAGGAGGTGAGAATTTATTATGAAAAAGTGGATGATCCAGCCAGTTCGTAGGTGCTGCTCAGGCAGCATACTTTAGGTGGGGCCGAGAGGCTCCACATTAAACAAATAGGAATTAATTATGGCACACAGAAAGAACACAAAAAGAATCGATCCAAGATACTTCTTGCACGAAGCTCAAGAGGGAATCAGCAGTTTGGTTCGCGCCGCGCTTGCAGACAGCGATCTGCCTCCCGATACCCCCTTGGTTGGATATGGTATTGCTGGGGATCGTATAACTTTAATACCGAAAGATCCTAAATTATATGCCCAAAATATCGATGACATTCCCGGCGCACATTCTCAATATATAATGATTATGCCACAAGATATGCAAAAGGTCGGCCTAGGTTTAGAAGGTGTAGTAGATGAGCTAGAAGGTATAATGGGTCTTCGACAACAGCGTATCCATACGGGGGCCGGTTGGTCAGGTCCAGACGACGACCTCCTTGACGATGAGCTGGAGGAATAAGATTATGGCACGCAGAAAAAATGTAAAAAGAATTGATCCAAGGTACTTCTTGCACGAGACGGCCTTGGGCGAACAACAGCGCTTCGGCGTCACTAACAGACCCGAGGAAGATGATCGCTCCCCGGAAGCGCTAGCGTATTGGGCAGAACTAGTTCTGCAGGCGCGCCCGCCAAGGCCAGGAAAAAGAGTCGATCGCAGTACATTACCAGCCGTTTTTCCGAAGGAGCTCCGAGCAGAGAAAACCGGGGGAGCATGGGGCGACGAGGCCTTTACGGACCTCTGGGCCTATCAACTCCAGCGGATTATGAAAGCCGGCGGCGAAGATCCTTCCGCGTATGAGAAGCTCAATGCCGCAGAGGATCAACTCAAGGACATGGGATTCAGACCATCGGGTAAAGAGACTTTCGCCAGGCCTGGATCACCCGAGTGGGACAAGTGGGGTCGCGACNAGCCCGATTACCCCGGGCCCAACATATGGGATAATAGATCTGAAACGGGAGAACTGGCAAGCGGTGGCCCAGCACGACCCGGCCGCGCTGGGTTATGGCCATCACAGGAATAAACAATGGCCCAACTTCTCCGAGAATTTTATGAGCTATGCGAAGGTGGTGTCTGTCAGGATTTACTGACGGAATCTGAGAAGACCTTTGTGCGTGGCGGCGGCATGATGCTAAGCGGCAAGCTTCAAGAGGCGGACTGTGAAAATGGCAATCAGCGCCAGTATCCTATGGCGATTATGGAGCGCGAAGTTCAAAAGTATAAGGAATTAGTGCAGGATCACCGTGCGCTGGGGGAACTCGATCATCCCGATTCGTCTATTATTAACTTAGT